CATCAGTACGCTTGTCTCGACTTGGGAACCGCTCATCTAACTGTGCAAATAAAACTGGAATTGCATCATGTGGTCGCCACGTCATTAAACTGATACCTCTTTATCTCTTGCATCAGCCGTGCGGGTGGTGTACGCTTTGGGTAACGAAAGGAGGTCGGCCATGATTCACACCGTCCCCGCAGGCAAGGGTGCAGTCGTGCTTGGAGAGTCCAAGCCCACTGTTACCAGTATTAAGAGTGGTCGCGCTACCATTCTTATCGTTACCAAGGCTGCTTAAGCCCTCGGCAAGTATTGAGGCCCCCTCCCCTACAGGGAGGGGGCCTCTACTTATTTACTGATCTTCTTGGCAGCCGCTGTACGCATGGCTAAGTTCTGCGTTTCACTAGGAAATTGATTGTAATACTTCATGTAAGCGTTATAGTGCTTCTGCCATGACGCTCGGTTATGAGTGTAGTTATAACCAGAAGTATCAATATCCCAGGGTGACCAACCGCCGCGGGACATTTGGTACGCAGCCTTAGCGTTAACTAGCGGGTCTAGCAGGTCCTTCTCACTACTCAGACCAAACTGCTTCATACGGGAAGCACCCATACTACCAAGCATGTTGATCTGAAATAATCCGTAGGACTTATCTCCGGTTGCAGCGTTTCCGTTAAATGCTCCCGGCCTACCATTAGACTCTCGCATAGCGACAGCCCACGCTTTGCGTAATTCTTCGCCTTGAAAGCCTGCCTGCTTAAGCCAGTTAACTAACTGACCACCTGTAGCGGGCATGTTCTGAGGGCGCCCTGTAGGAGCACTAGGTGCGCTAACTGAGTTACCTACAGGCCCCTCAGCCGCTGTTAACTTCTTGATAAGTGCGTCTTTACTAGCCATACGCTGTTTAGCAGCAGTATGAACCTTGGCTAAATCTACGCCGCCAATATAGCCTTTATCAGTACCAGCAAGGGCCATATTAACCGTACCTCCGAATAAACTTAGGAGCAGCGTACACGTTAACCTCACCAATAGACTTGCCCGGTCTAGGTGCCTCAAGCATCCTCCCGTTACCTAGGTAAATGGCAACATGGTCGATACCCTTATACGTGTCTCGGGGTCCTAAGTCAAAGAATAGTAGATCGCCCGGCTGAGCGTCCTTAAGCGAGTTAACACCCTGACCTCCCTGTGCTTGCTTACCAGAGAGAGCAGGTACTGTGATACCCAAAGCCTCTTTAAGAACCAATGCGGTATATCCAGAACAATCCAACCCACTCTTACGAGTACGACCGCCGGCCACATAAGGCACGCCAATATAACTTTTTGCAACATTGACGATTGACCCATTACCAGCGCCCCCCGTAGTAGAGACTGCTCCGATACTTTGCGTACTCAGTCCCCCGCTTGAGGCGGGGGACTGAGCAGCAAGGTCCGACATTAAACTCTTATTCTTATTCTGTCGCTCTTGTGACTTAGCGTGTGCGTCAGTAAGTAACTTAAAGAACTCACCCGGCTGGCTTTGCCCCGTAGTCTGGGATTGTGGGCTTTGGGGGCTTAGGGGGGATAGCGCCATAAGCCTTATCCTTCCGCTTAATGAGTTCGGACTGAATGGTCTTACTGTTATTCTGCGTAAACGTAATACCAGTCAGGAACGAGGCCAACTGCTCGGGCGTTCCCGTTCCTCCGAGTTGCTTAGTTAACATGTTACTCTGAGGCAGTAGTCCTGTCAAGTAATTCTTTAAGTCAAACTCTTGACCGTTAACCTTCTGACCCATAGATGCTTCAAGTACGCCCTTAATTCCAGGGTGTAGCATTCCAAGCACCGAATCACCAGGGGCTCCTACAGCACGTAAGGCATCATAAGGTAGCGCAACGCCTGCGTAAGTAGTAGCATCCGAGCGACCCATAACAGGTGCCAGCATTCGGCTAGTGATCCAGTCAGGAGTAACTACGTCAGGACTATTACCGCCGAATCCTCCTGCTACACCAATAGCCTGTGACGCCCTAGGCACCATAAGCATCTTACCCGGAGTAGCAAACAGAGACTCAACCATAAGCGGGAACGCCTTACGAGTCCACTTGTAGAACGGGAACACTCGCGCAAACGCTAACTTCTCAGTCATAGTAAAGTCTGAGTAATCAAAGTGAAACTTACGAACTCTGGCTCCTGCTTCCGCAGCAGCCTTTTCAATATCCTTAATAGGTGTCTTACGCATAATGTCAATGAAGTGTGCGAGTCGGAAAACATCTTCACGAGCCTCAGAGAACGCAAGAACCTTAGCGTCAGCCTTACCTACAGCCTGCCCGACGCCTGTAGCAGCGATGTTCTTAGGCTGCTTAAAGACTGCTCCGAACTCCGTGTTAGCGAAACCACTAAGCAATCCTTCGTTAACGTATGCGGCCCACACGTCACCGATAGTAAAGTCTTTACCGTTCTTCTTAAACAGAACTGCGTTGTGACTCTCACCTAACTGACCAGTTCGCTTAGCATCCTGGTACGCTTGCATCATGTTAGGCTGACCCATAGCCTTAACCATCGGGTCCTCCGCATCAACTAAGTTGCGGAACTTCCTAACAGTACGTAACGCCATGCGGTGCGATTGCACACCGTGGACACCGCTTACTCCATCAAGCCAACTGACGAAGATATCTCCGAAAGTGTTACGGGCGTGGAAGCCTGGGTTGCGAACAGTAACCGTACGCTTCCAAGCCTGCGTAATACTACCCGCGTATTCTCCGAACGTTTCCATCATCTTCGGACTAGAAAATAGTTCTTGAATCTTATCAAGTTGCTTATACGTTTCAGGATCAAAGATAAACTGCTCGGTACCTATAGAGTGCGGTCGGTAACCGTGCTTGTTAACTAGGTTTTGTGCTAACGGGTCCATAACCTGAGAAGTAGTTCCTGTAGCGATACCAAAGTTCTGAACGATACTCTCTACAGTAGCCTTACGCGCAAGAGCCTTCTCAGTAGCAACCTGTAGGTCCCAGATTAACTGTGCAGGGTCCATATCGTGCAGGTTAGCAAGCCTCATAGAGTTGAGTAGCCATTCTACAGGATCTTCACCCTCACCTAGAGACCCGCCAGAAATCGTCCAGCCGTGCTTCTGGTTCTCTCGTAACCGTCGCTTAGGTGTAGGAATCCACTTATTGACTTCGCTAAGGCTAAGAGGTTCACGTAAACCAGAGAACGCTTGGTCGCCAAACTTCTCAGCAATAAGGTTAAGTTCATAACGAATGTCGTCAACAACTTGAGGATTAGTGTAGTTCTTAATATCAGTACGCATTAACTGCTGAAAAGCCGTCATGCGCTCAGAAGGCGCTACGTGCTGAAACTTCTGATAGATACGTAAACCGTTAATCTTAATAAACTCCGTAGTACGACCAGCCTCACGCCCACGGATACGAGCAAGGTCCTTGTCCATACCAGCACTAGAGACCAGCGCCTTATTAAAGCCCTTAATACTAGCAGCAACAATGTTAGACTTGTATGCAGTAGCAATTAACTTATCAAATAACTCAGGCATAGCCATTGATGCAACTACAGGACCGTTACCTAAGAACCCTACACGAAGGCCAAATGCCTTACGTGCCTGTAGGGTCATAGACCTAACCAGTAAGTCATTAGCAGTCTCAAGAACTAACTTAGTCATTTCATCTGCGTGACCCTTGGCCGTAACTTCAAGACTGTGCATGACCATACCGTTAGCCGTAATAGCCTTCTGTACGTCCATACCGCCAGCAGTCATCTGCTTAACAGTGAGAGGCTTAAAACCTTCTCCAAAGTGAAGGATACGGCTAGTTTCTGGCATTAAGTTTTCAAAATCATGCAGCAGGTCAGGAGCAACAATCTTGTTCTCACGTAAGAACGCACGTAAGTCCTCGACGCTTAACTCGCCCTTAGACATGCGGTACTGAATCTCACGACGTGCGTTCTCAAGAGCCTTGTTAACACTACCGCTTCCACGGCCTAACGCTTCCTTAGCCTTGATAGCCTTAACTGTACCGCCAATGTCACCAACGCTATCAGCAGACATAGCCGCAGTCTCAGCAGCCTTAGTCGCCTTACGCTCAGCGCCATAGATGTTAACGAACGTCTGAGCAACGTCACGCCAATCCTTTAACTTACGGTATTTAGCCAAACGTGCAGCCTCAGGTAAGTTAACATCATTCGTAGCCTGTAAGACTCGATCAGCAATCATCTGTGCGCGTTGCGACTCTAATTCTGCACGTCTACGTAATGCCTTCTGATAAGACTTAAGCACAGGGTGCATGTTGATGTAGTCTTGAGCAGTCATTTTCTGCGCTCGGGCTACATCTTGTCCTATAAGGCTATCCTTCATAACAGAATCGCCAGCACTAGCACCACGAATGCCACGCTTAACGGGAAGTGTTCCGCTAGCGCCAAACCTAACGTGAGACAGTTGACCTGCTGCAAAGTCTAATAGTTGTTGCTCAGTCTGAATGCTACGGTACATAGATACCTTAGCACCTTCAGGCCCCATGTAATACCTAGGATCATGGAGCATAACATCGTGAGCCTTCTTGTATGCTGCATCTACTGCTCGGAAAGCGGGATCGGAGTTAGAGAGTGTCCTGATAGCAGTAAGAACGTCCTGAGAACCCATATCAATACGAGTCTCAGTAATCAACGTCTTAAGTTCAGCGTTAACAGCAGCCTTCTGCGATTGCAGACCATCAATAATTTGACTCTGCTCTCGACCTGTTAATTCCTTCTTAGCAGTAGAGATTTGACTCTCTAAGATGCCGCGCTTAGTGTGGAGTGTGTTAATCTTACCTACGACTTCAGCCTCAGGCATAGTCAAAGCCTCGTACGTAAGCGTACGAACCATAGAGTCAGGCACAAGAGCAGTAGTAGGGATTAAAGTACCATCCTTGATAGCCGCAGCCTTAAGTTCATCCAGATGCGTTAAATATAAGTGCTCGTGCATCATCGTAGAAGTAGCCTCTAAGAACTTAGTGACAACTTGTGTAGTCTTAGCACGCTCACTAAGTCCCTGTCGTGCAGCACCCTCAGCACGACCGGGGTGCGACCCTACACCAGAAGTAAGGAACTCCTCGACTGCCTTAGGATCAGTAAAGTCTACAGTCTTAAGCGCAGTAAAGAAGTTATTACTAGGTGCTAAACCACTCTTCTCCCAAGAGTCCACCATTAACTCATGGACCTTATCGACTCGCGTACCGTCAGCCTTAAAGAAGTCTGCTAAGTGGTTAGCAGTAGCCTCTGCGTCAGTAGCAATTTTAGCGCCCTCGCCAATAACCTTGGCGCTGACGTTCTTAATTGCACCTACACCGATGTAAGTAGTAGGGTCCATACCAACATCAAGTGCAAAACCAAGAACACCCTTAGCGATATCGTTCATTTCAGGGTGCGCCTGATCTAAGACGCCAGAGAACGTAACCTTATTGTACCCTGCAAGACCGTCCCACAAGGCCTGACCTTGAGTAAGAGACTTCCAGAACGAACTACCCACTACAGGAATGTAAGACAGGTCATTAATGTCAGTAGAGCCGTTAGCCTTCTGCTCTTCTGTAATAGTCTGCTTATATGCTCCGGCAATTGCGTAGTTTAACCGGCTAAGCACATCAAACGTACGGGTGAGGAAACTAGGGTCCTCCCCACCCGTACCAGCCTTAGCCTCTGCCGCAAGAGTCTGGTCGTAAAGTTGCTGAACCTTAGGGTCCAGCATTTCACGAGTAAGGCCCGAAGCCTTGCGAACTTCGGGTCCTGCCTTAATGACACCAATAACGGCACCCTTGTAATTTAATCCCTGAATGTCCTTGTTTAAGTTCGCAAGGCTATTGCGGCTATTGCCTACAGGGGCAACTGGATTACTACCCGTCGCCTTACTAATAACTAAGTCTGACGGCGAGGCGTAAAAGTTGGCCCAATAAGCATAACTGTGCTGCGTATACGACGGCACAGTCGGCTTACTATTGGGCATACTGAACTCCCGTGTAAATGTCATATGCGTTAGAGAGGTAACCTAAGAACTCGTTGCTCTGAATTAAATCAGGACGGTTCTGCTGTAACCACTGACGCATGGCTTCGATTGCTTGATTGCGGTTCTTCTTATCGTTGAAATCATAGGCCCCATTGTACCGTGCAAAGTTAAATGCCTGGTTAAGACCTAACTCCGTGTTGGGGTCGTTAATTGTCTTATTAATGTAGTCAGTAGCGCCGCCAGGGTTAAGAGCAGGCTTGCTGCTAGATGCTGCCTTCTGTCCAGCGTTGATAATCTTAAGTCGGTTAAGGTCAAGAGTTGCCTGACGGTATGCTTGATCTGCGTTAAACTTGTCCGCGCTAAGATTGAACTTATTAACTGCCATGCTGTTCATGAACTGCTGCTGTGCGGCTTCTTGCTGACGGTCGTAAGCCTGCTGCTCTAACTGCTGAAGGTATTGCTTCTCCATAGTAGAACGCTGCATTTCAAGGTTTGTCAGTTGGTTGCCGTACTCAGTGTCTTGAGCCAGTTGGCCCTTAATCTGATCGTTAAGCGCGTTGTTGTTAGCCGTCTTAAAATCAGCAGTCTTAGTAGCACCTAAGCCTGCGTTAGCGTCTCGCATGAAACTAGCAGTAGTATCGGAATTAAGCCCTTGTGCTTGTAACATAAGTGCAGCGTTCTGACGATTAGTACTAGCAAGCATTCCTGCAAAGTTACCGTCGGCCCCTGCTTGACTTTCTACAGGCGGTGCTAAGCCCAGCCGAGCAGCCTCAGCGTTAACCTTATCCACTGATTGAGAAGTGTTAGAGGTAAGAGTCCCAAGTAACTTAGCATAGTTACTATCCACCTGACTAGCAGTAGACCCATATGCAGCAGCCGTAGATGCCTGCTGTTCCTTTAACTTCTTGTCAAGGTTATCGTAAAGGAACTGAATATCGTGGCTGACCTGGGCGCCTCGGGCCTTCGTTTGGTCCTGAGCGTCCTTCTGTGCCTTGTCAAAGGCTGCCTGCTGGTCCCTGATAGCCTTTAACTTCGGGTCTAACTCAGCACTTACAGCACCCCTAGCAGTAGACTTAAAGTCAGTCTTTGTAGTCTTAGAAGTAGTAGTCTTAGTCGGCTTAGAGGTTCCAGGCTTAGTAGCAGTAGGCTTAGAGGTTCCCTTACCTGCACCGCTACTGTTACCGCCTGACCTATTAGGCTTAGCAGCAGATGCCCTGGCAGCCGTGCTGCCCTTCTTAACAGTAGGTCGCTTAGCAGGAGTCTTGTCCTTAGTCGCTGCATCATTAACTCGTTGACCAGGAGTACCGGCCTTATGGTCAGACTGATTAATGTTGCTAAGACTGTTGTATCCAGGAGTGTTAGGCTTCTTCTTAGGAGCCCAGGGTCCAGTCTTAGGTCCACCAGTACCCGGTACTGGCTTATATCCACTACCCGGAGGTACATAAGTCTTGTACTTAGGACCGCCACTTTCGTTACCCGAAGTAGGCACTACTAACCTCCGATCGAACCACTAGGCTGATTTGCTTTCTTACGCTTTTTTGCTGCTTCTAACTGTGCGTTAGTGTATCCACGCTTCTTAGGCTTAGGCTTAGCCGGAGCCTTAGGAGGAGTAATAGGACCAGTAGTAGTAGGAATCTTAGGAGGCGGAGTAGGAGCAGGCTTAGGGGTACCTTGTCCCCCTTGTCCCCCTTGTCCCCCTTGACCGTTCTGACCAGTCTTAGGAGGCGTAGCAGGCTGACCAGTAATAGGATCAAGAGCGCCAGCATTAGGATCATTCGCTAACTTCTCTGCTAACCTTCGTGCAGCCTCGCTGTAGATAGACTCCATAGTAGAGTCTAACCTAGACTTACCTGCAAGTCCTTGAGAGTCTGCTCCGTTAAGTGCGGCCATAAACCTAGACTCAACATCAGTCCTAAGGTTATTAAAAAACTGCTGAGTCTCATCTACTTGGTTAACATATCCACTACTGCGAGCCATACCTCGGTACGCTGCAACGTTAGTATCTCGACGAGTCTGCTTAGTCTCATTAACAGCAGCGTCACGTAGGCCAACAGTTTCGTTTTGAGCCGCGTTATTCTTAATTGCTGTAATCTGAGTAAGTAGGTCGTTATAGTCGCTATTAGCCTGGATACCCTGCATCTGCAAGTCGTAATCTATAGGCATCTTCCAACTGATAGTGCCTGTAGTAGACGACTGTGTAGGTGCAGGGGTAGGAGGTGCAGGGGGCGTAATAGGTGCGGGTCCGCTACCTCCACCTTGTCCTTGTAGTGAGGGGCTGGCACTCCTAAGAGTGTTAAGAGCGCCAGCCGCTACACCAGGAGTGTAACCGGGTTGCTGCTTATTTAATGACCTATCAATGTATCCCGTGGGGTCAACAGCGCCTTGCGTTGCTGCATTACTACCACCACGGTAAACCCTAGCACCTGCGGCATAAGGATTTGATGCGCCTGCCTGTGACATACTACCCTCCTACGTAACCGCTAGGGTCTGGACGTTTGCAAAATCAGCCTTAAGATCAACGTACGCAATCATACTGTTAATCCTGAACCGATATGATCGAACTGTATCATCAATGGTAATGCTCTGTTGGTTTACGTAGTAGTATTCATAGAACATGGAGAACGATAAGCACCGGAACGTACTTCCTGCCTTAAGGTTTCCAAAGTGGTCTGTAAGAAGGCTCTGAATTCGTGTGGCGGTAGTGCTAGAGACTTGTAAGTCTGCGGGCTTGACGTATCGAACGCCGAACCCTCCCTTAGCAAACGTCGTGCTGATTCCGCCGTCGGAAATTCCGAGGTTCCGGTTAAACTGTACACGATACACCTTCTTAAACTGGACCTCGTTGTTAAACGTAAACATCTTAGTCTCGAAATAGTATCGAGGAAGTCTTTGTGCTGAACTAAGCCCGTCCGCTACCTTATTAGCGGCCTCTCGATAGTTCATAAAAATTACTTGAGTACCTAACTCACTAGAGCCTAGATAGTACATACCGTGTTGAGGTCCAACTATGTTGTGCATAGGTCCTTGACAAGTTACAGTATCTGTATCTCCTGCGTCTACAAGATGAAGAGCACCCTTGTACACGTCCCACTTAGACCATGCACCATTATTAAGGTTCATAGCGTAGTATCTACCGCTAATGCTAGCCGTATCTTTAATAAGAGGCCCAACAACTAGATAGTCATTCATAACGTGTAAAGTAGAGATAATGTATCCGCTACCTGTAACAGTGTTATACCCACTAGAGCCATTAAGAATGTTTAACTGCCTACCGATATCAATAAACTGTCCAGATACGTATTCATAGACAGAGTTAGTATTACAAGTAAAGATTCTTCCCTTCCACTCTACTGCGGAAGTAGTGCCTTGAGCACTAGAAACTACCTTTAAATACCCATCAGTACCAGGATCAGTTTGAAATGTAAACGCGTAAAGTCCCTTAGTTTTAAAAATATAGAGAGCGTCTCCCACTACAATAGTTGAACTGATATAGTTACCGTCAGAGTTACCAGAACTATCATTACCTACAATAAAAAATCCACCTAAACCTGGAGCGGTACTCCAGTTAGTAAAATCAGTGGCCTTACTGTAGTATACAGTATCTTGAAAACATATAAAAAGTCTGTCTTTCCACACAAAACAAAGATCAACACTTGGAGCCTTGAAGTAGTTTTGAGGGTTATAGTCTAGGCCTTCAGGAACCGTAATAGGGGTCATACTAGAGAAAGAACTATTATTAGTCTTAAGCATAGTATTAGATCGAGAATTAGGAATTAAATATGTATCATCTAAGTATGTAATGGCCTTAACGTAGTACCCAGAGCAACCTTGTTTGATACTAAAGTCGTCCCAATAGATTATATCGCCTGATAGAGCACCTGATCCAGTAGAAACTCCAATAGTAATACGGGCATTAACTGCCCCTACAGGAGCAACCCCTCTACCATTTATGTTAGTGTATGTATTTATAGGGGCAGTAATATTAGCAAGGTTTCCAATGCTAGAAATTTGAGTCCCACCGCTATCGTAAAAAGATAGACGAATAAATATAATACAAGACCTAGTAACAGTCTTAGCATATCCAGAGACAGTATACTCTAGTCCTGCTGTTACCGGATAGTTAGTAGGGTTATTTAAACTAGCACCAGTAGCAGTTAAAGTCATCTTAAGAGAGTTATTACCTGTACGAGCATTAGAGGAAGTAGTATCTAACGCAATAGTGCAGCCTGTACCGCTAGTAGGCCACGTACCTAAACTAGTTTCAAAACCTGCGTCAGTAGCGGCTAACTTTTCAGCGCCAAGAGCAACAGCAGGAGTAAATCCAGTGTCTGTCCAAATAATACTCTGACTATTAAGATCAGTAGATAACTTACCTTTATAGATTTTTTGAGTCTCCCACGTAATCCAACTAGGATTAAGTGCAGACTTCCCTACAAGAAAAGTATTATCACCAACTATACCAAGAACATCAAATCGTTCTAATCCTTGCGTAATCGTAGTACCGATATCAGTAGCAGAAATAGCCTGCATTCCTGGACGATTAGTTACAGAACCGTCAGTCTGAATAACTACGTTGAGAGCATCAACTAGTTGGTTGTCTTGGATAAGTTGTGAGTCGTCCTTGAGGTTAATACCCCGAGGCCACGGTCCTACGGTAACGGGTCGCTTAGCCATAGAACTCAGCGTACTCTCCGTAGTCCCGAGGACTCACGCTAATTGTGGGATATGTGTCTTGTGAGTCCCAATCAGCGTTGTCCTTTAACTTAGTAACGCCGTTCTCAAACTGCGCCATTTTTAACTGGTACTGCGCTAAGTTGTCATCTAATTCTGCGGCTTGAGCAATACAGTATTCCACGATGCGCGGGTGATACTGCACAGGTAACTCAGGAGTATCCCCGACTACAGTAACTTGAACAGGCTGACGGGTAAAATAAAGCGTAAGATCAGTGGAGCCGTTAGCCAAGGGGATGGGCCACAGATACACCTGTCGAGCAAACTGCCAAAACTGAGTAGGGTCGCCAGCCGGGGAAGTGTTGGCGATCATTGTAGCGTCTGCTTCTTCCATCGTAATTGCTTGTAACTTAAGGCCCTTCCACTTAGCGGCCCTTAAGATAAGCAAGTTAGAAGGAATAGTGTACTTCTGCGTTCCTGCAACGGTAGCCGTAGTCGCAGAAACTTGCAGTAAGTCGTTTGCTACAGCAATCTCAGTCTGAGCGTCGTTAACCCAACGAATAATATCTGCATCAGTAATCTGCGCTCCACCTTCGTCGCCAAACTGACGCTTAACGCGAGTGGCGATTTCAGAGACTAACACAGAACCTCCTACAGATCAATCTTTCGGCCATTGTGCCGGTAAGTGTGTAACTGACTCTTAAGCATAGACAAGGCTAAGTCCTTAACAGCAGCATCTTCGTCGCGCTTCTCTTGCTCAACTACTGCACGTACTGCTCGGTTATGGGCCTCGGCTTCGTCACCGACATTCTTATCTTTGTTGTCTGCTGCATAGATGCGGCCAAGTAGTCTCTCATCCACAAAATCTTCGTTCTGGATAAGAAACGCTACGTACTCACGACCGTCATCACTCTTCTCGATAACTGCAAACTCTGGCTCACCCGGCACTCGCTGATCGGGCCTAATCCACCGTAACTCTAAACGATGATCGTACTGTTGGATTAACTCTGCAATTCGTGCAGTCTTTTCGTTAACCCAAGACCCGTCCTCAGCGGGAACGTACATCTTAACTCCAAGTGTTAGGGGCTACAACTACCTCTACCCATGTACCGTTAGGTCGAGATACTTCCGAGTACGTACCCGCTGCCACTGTTTGTTCTGCGTAAGTTGCAGCACTAGTTGCTTGCTCTGACCATGAGCCGCCCGGTACGACTGCTTCAATCCATGCTACATTCTGATTGACGTTCCAGACAAGGATTAAATTCTTGCCAATAGCGGAACGAACATTCCAAACTAGTTGAACGTTATTACCTACGTTAGAGCGGTTGTTCCAAACTAATTGTAATGTCTTGCCAATCGTGCTGCTAACGTTCCACACTAACTGTACCGGCTTACCTACAGTAGCGCGGTCATTCCAGACTAACTGTACGTCCTTGTTAACGAGAGAACGGTTGTTCCACACTAACTGCACAGTTTTACCTACAGTAGTACGAACGTTCCAAACTAATTGAGAACTAGTCCCGACTACTGCTCGATCGTTCCACAGCAGACTAAGATTCTTAGCAACTACTGCTCGGTCATTCCACAGTAGTATTAAGTCCTTACCTACAGCAGTAAGACCTAATTCTAAGACGTTCCAGAGCAACTGAATATTCGCTGCAACTGTTGCTCTATCGTTCCACAGAAGTTGTAAGTTTACACCTACGTTGGCGCGTGTATTCCATACTAATTGCGAGTTTTTAGTGACAGTAGTTAAGACGTTCCAAATTAGTTGACTATTCTTAGCAACTGTAGCCCTATCGTTCCAAACTAGTTGGAGGTTCTTTCCTACAGAGGCATTGTCGTTCCAGACTAACTGTAAGTTCTTACCTACAGCAGTAAGACTAGTCACACCATTAGGCGTACCACCAAAGTAAGCGCCACCGAAAGAGACACCACCGAACACGATGCCTCCTAAGAGAGAGCGACCCAATACGGGTTAGCGGTGGCAGTAAAGGCACCTAACGTAGCAGGAAGTGTAGTAGTACGTCCAGTATCAGCAGAGGCCCACCGGCTACTTGCAGCAGCAAGGTTTGCGTTATGAGCGTTACCTGTAGCGCGAAGGAATGCGGGACGAGTAGTACCGTTAGCCATAAGAACAACGTAGTAGTATCCAGGCTGCAACGTGAACGGCCCACCAGTCAGAGCCATAGTCTTATGGCCTGTACTGTTCCAAGTAGCCGACTGGTCACCAGTAACAGCAACTAAGTTCTTAGAACCGTCATATAGACCAGCAAGACACTGAGAAGCAGTAAGCGTTGCACCGGCAGTTAAAACCCACGTATTGATGTTAGTGACCGAAGTAGGCCTATCAATACGAAGTTTCTGAACATAACAGGTTCCGTTAGCACCGAGTACAGTCGAAGTAGACTGGCAGATAATCGGATCAAAGTTCCATGACAAGTATCCGTGGTCTCCGGGCTCTGTGACTCCGTTAATAACATCTTCGATATCAGTTAATGTCTTAGCCGTAATTGCAATTGCAATTTGATCACCAACAACAACAGTACGAGCAGTAGAACCTTCTTGTGCCCTAGTAATAGTAAGTGTGTCTGTAGACCTAGCCGTAATACGAACAATCTCAGCATTGGCCTTAGTAGGAACACTACCAGCAGGCCATATTACTGCATTGCATGGTACGCTAGCAAACTGAGTGCCTTCACCAGCAGTAACAACTAATGAGGTACCAGACGTAGCGGGAGACGGAGCCGTAGCCACTAGACTAACTGCTAAGTTTGTATGTAGATCAGCCACCGTCTACCTCCAACTCCTGTAGTGCTTCGTCTAATACTTCTTCTAGTGTTGCAGGAAAAATAGAACCAGGGTACCTAAGCATTAATAGTGCTTGATTAACCTTAGCCTTAGCCGCTTCCATACGTGTTCTATAGTCAGCGGCCTTAACGTTAGGGTCCCACACTGTAGGATTACGGTGTTTTCTAGGTGTAACCTCTAGTTTACCGTTATGCCTTAGGTAGTCGTAATGCTTAGTACAGTGTCCCCTGATTTTAATAGGCGCTTCACACCCCTCAAAAGCGCATACCATTACGCGGCCGTATCGCCCTCACAACGAATAGTCGTACCATCGTTGTTAAGAGCAGCGCGGTTAGCCGACGTACGACGAATCCAAATAGCCCTACAGGAGCCTGCGGCAATAGTTCCTACAGAAAGACCACGGGACTTAATGTCCACAGCGGAACCGGAAGCGTAGTTAGTAAACGTTACGCCTGAGGGTGCTGTTGTTTCGTTTGCAGGTGTCGCGGCCTGTGCCGAACCCGAGCCAATAGCGGAAGCAGCAGCCGGATCAATACCAATTGCAACGTCAACACCGTTAGCAACGTCAGCGTTAATCCAAGCAACAACGTTCTGCCAGGGAAGGGTGGCATGAGCATTGTGTACAAAAATACAACGATAATCAACCACAGCGCTTGCAGCATTCTCATCACCTGTAACGTCGTCAAACAGGTTGTTAAGGCTGTTATCAGTTAACTGTGTAGTAGAGATTTGGTCACCAATAGATCCTGCGGGGGTTCCAGCCGTAGTGTTACCAGCCGCAGCAGCCACTGAAAACTTATAAAGAATATCCGTAGTAAGGACGGCCATAATTACTCCTTAGAAAGTAGAGAGAGGGGAGGACGTAGCCCTCGGCAGCATACGTCCTCCCCTCTCAGTCTACTTAGCCCTCGGTAACGTCCGCGAGGACACCGTTAGCGTTACGACGGTTAACGCCAATCTCCCAGTAACTGTGGAGAACAGCCTGGAATGCGTCGTAGTCCGTAAGCCACTTCCACACACTACCGTCAGTGTCTAACCACGACCAGTCAGTAGAGCGGTAGATAGTAAGCGAGGACTCGTCAAGGAACCATAACTTGTTCGGAGGCGCATCCACGTCCTCAACAACGGGAATCTCACGACCGTTGTTGAATGCAAGGCCACGAATACCACCCGAGAACTCCTTAGTGTCCGTGTACCGACGCTGCTGAGTAAGCAGGTTGAAGTAAGCACGGCGCACACCGAGAGACGTGAGGATAAGCGACGTCTGACCACCGTTAACACGAGCGTCGTCGGTCATCTTAATCATCAGGCCCTCAGAGAGAGCACGGTTAGTACCAGAGTTGTTGTTGTTAATCGCCTTCCACGTTGCCTCAACAGCAGGATCGATGTTGAAGAGCGTGCCCGTGTCCTTAACAATCGAACCTAAACCGTTAGGCTCAAGACCGAAGTTACCAGTACGAACAAGGCCCCAACCAGCAACGGGCGAGACAGTAGCACCATCGAAGGTAACGCGCTGCGGGCTCGACGTACGGTTGATCGCTGTAACAGTACGACCTGAAGTACCCTGAACCGCACCAGCAGCGTTAACAACGTCAACAACGTCACCAATGTTAACGTACTGAGCGGTTGCAACGTCAAGGTAGTTCACCGTAGTACCAGAAACAGTCGCCGTGCAGAGGAAACCAGTACCGTCACCGTAGAAGATACGGTTAACGTCCTTACCAATATCAGACTTAAGGCCGTTGACCTCGTAGTCCATAGCGTTGGCGAACGCCTGAGCGTTCGTCTTAGCAAGTTCCATCGTCTGACCAGAAATACGGATACGACCGTAACCGTACTTAAGACCGATTCGGACAGATGCGTAGCCCTGGAAACCCGGGTTCTGTAACTGACCTAACTCAGCGCGGTAACCAATCGAGGGGTTACGCTTAACTCGAACCGGGAAGGTAACGTACTTACCACCAACTTCGTGGCTAACTCCGTTAGACGACTTCTCGATACGCTTAATACCGACAACTTCATTCTGTAACTGATCCTGAATTCGGCCCTGGTAGACCTCCTTCATGATGTTGTTAACAGTAGTGAGAGTAACCTCACCAGCCATGATGTGCTCCTTGAGCGTTTAGCCTTGTTGGGCTTGTAACAGCATTTGTGCTACAAGGTCCTTGGTCTCGTTATTGGAGAGCGTGTTGGGATCAATAGCGCGAGACGGTACACCGCCACCTGCACCCATAACCTTAGGTGCAGCAGGTAATGCCGGAGCACCACCATTTGCGGCAAACTTAGCGTTGTAGCGGTTAACTGCTTCGACTCCATCAACACCGTTAGCCATAAGAGTAACGACGTAGTCATCGTCAAACTCGCCATGCTCAGTGTGTAACCAAGTCACGTAAGCATCTAACTGCTCTTCTGCCTCTTCTAACTCACGCGCCTGCTTTAACGCAGCAATCTCAGCGGCTTGCTCTGCTAATTGCTGTTGCGTCTGTAACAGGAGAGGGTCCGGTCCTTCACCCTCTTCGTAAAACTGCTGTCCCATATCAACGCTCCCTTGCTCCGATGCCCCTTGCTCTAAGGGTTGCAAATCATAAGTTTGTGCCAGCAGTTCCCAGACTGCTCTGGGGTCGGCCTCAATCGCTTGCTTAAGATTAATTGCAATCTCAAGTTCGTTTGGGTCGTACTCTTCATACTGCTTAAGTGGCTCATACTTAGAGTGTAGGCTTTGGAATCTCTTACTGACGCCCTTATCCCACTTTTCCAGAGTCGGCATAAGGGCTTCACGGTACTGCTCGGGAATAGCGTCTAAAATCTCTTGCCAAGCAGGGTGACCACCACTAGCGGCAGCCTCTTCTGCGGTAAGGAATTCTGTGCCCTCGTCCGAGCCGGGGTCTTGGAATGCCATTGTTAACTCCTAATTAACCCTTACCCATGCGACTCTTAGCCGCACGCATAAGACGGTCCTTTTGCTTACGATCAACCTTGCCACCGCTAGACTGTAACTTACCAATCATTCGGCGCTGGCGCTCAACTCGTGCAGCGTTACGCTGCATTCGGTCACCGTTATCACTAGCCGCAGGCATCGAGGGCTTCATCGGCCCTTGATTACCGCGAGTAATAGGCGGTCGCGGAGACTTAGTAGGAATCCCTGGCTTAAAGGGACCAGTGTTACCTCTAGGAGTAGGTGTAATCTGATTTTGAGGTTGACCTAAGCCCTTGATCTTACCACGAATAACAGTAGGATCAAGAGCCGGAGGCTTAACAGTACCCTTGTCACGCGATGCAACGGAGAAAGCCATTAGATGCCTGCCGCGTCATCAGCGAGTCGAAGAGCGTAAACCATGTCGTTAACAGTCATGAGGTCTAAGTTAGCAGACGAGTAAGCAGTAGCACTAATAGCGTTAAGTCGAGTTCGCATAGTCTGAACACTTGCGTAGTTAGCCGGAGTTGCAATCGGCTGCGTAAGGAGAGGCGTAGGACCAACTTGCACCTGACGCTTATCCACTACAGACCTAACAACTCCGAGTTGCGTGTTAGCCATTAGGCATCGCTCCCGGTGGTTGTTGTTGCGGAGGAGCCCCTACAGGAGCCGCACCGCCACCAGACTGTAAGTCAGGTCCAGGCTGACCATTAGGCATAGTAGCAGTAACGGGTTGGAGGCTCATTTGATGGAGCATTACGTGCTGCTCAAAAATAGCCTTAACCGGGTCCGGTAATAACTCAAACTGCTGAGTCTTACGGAATCGGTTGTGAGCCATAATGTGAGCCTGGTGGTTATCCCAAGTGTTAGCCGGCATAACAGGCGGCGGTTGAACCGGCTGACCTGTAGCAGGGTCCATCTGGTACTCACCAGTAGTGGTGTCCTTAGGAGGCATAACCAACTCGACTGCTAACATAGGGTCAATACTTGCCATCTTAAGGTTCTCACGCTCTGCTTGCCTCTTATCAACGAGGTAGTCCTCGTAAACCTTATCGATTCCACCAACGTCGAGAATCTCTAAGGCAAGTTCAGGCGGGATTACACCCAACTTAAGAAGGTCCATGACAAATGCTTGTCTGGCTGCCTTCGATTGGGGTAATGCAGAGCCACTCTGGACACGAATGTCCGTGTTACCGCGGAGAGCGTTACCAGCCCAATGCTGTGCTTCGAAAGCACCATCGCGGCCAACTACACGTACTAAGCGCGCCACGTCCCAATACTGAGTGACGAACTTAAGGTAGTGCTGACCTAAGGCTTGTAAAGACTCTTCGATCGACGCAACTGCGTAAGCAAGCTTAGTATCATCTTGCTCTTGCAGATACGTAATAGCAGTAGCAGCGGTTACCTGCGAGGGATTGCTACCTCGTGTAATTTCGTGCTGACCACTAATGTCATCCATATCCGATTGCAGTCTATCCAACTCTTGCAGTACGTAAGGTGGTAGACTATCCATCGGAAGCGGAGTCGGGGGGTTCAAGCCAGGAGTGTAGTAGATGACCTGCCCTGGCTCCGAGGAAATCTGCTTAGCGTTAACGCTACCCCGAGGGGCCATTAACCTAGGCTTCGCCATTAAGTTTTTGGCTTCAATAATCTGGCTCTTAGTACGGTTGTACTCCTTCTGTAACGGAAGGAGGTCTGTAGTGTTAGACTCACCGTAAAACTTGCCAGTAGCAACAATATCAATCTTATAGAAGGGGAAGTCGCCGTGTGCGTACGGGAAGCCCTCCTTAATAACCTGAATAGGGTAGCCCCCTACAAGGGTTACTAAGCCACCATTAGGAAAGTCTCGGTGACCGCCAGGCTTAATCCAGCACTCGATAACAACGACTTGATCGCGCATCGAGTTCTTAGCACCGATCATATTAAGGAACGAGTCCTCAATAGGAATCTCAGCCTTAACAGTAGGTAACTTCTCTAAGCCGTACGTCGCCTTAATAAAGTCCGGGGACTTCGTAGTGACGTGCATAACAAACGGCTGCTTTTGTAAATCTTCTTCTTCTAAGTTTGGTACGAAGATGTTAAAGGGAGAGACGCGCTCAATGATAATGTCACCACGTAGCGGCTCACCCTTAGGGCCAACTGCGTCCTTAACAATAACGTCAGGGTCCCAATACTGCTTGATAAAACCCGTTCCGCAGTTACTGGCCCACCAGACAGCTTGTCGCACTACTTTACCGACGTGCTTATCAGCGTAAGCCGCTTCGAAGATTTGCTCTCCTACACGGGCCGCTGCTTGGTCCTCGTCCTCTGTAGTAGCAGGGAGAACCGTAAACGTCGGCTTGTTAGAAGTCAGTCGAGCAGTTTCGTGGCGAATAATACCACGAACCTTGTTAACAACCATTCGTACGCGCCACGGAGGGGCTGCGGGCGTACGTAACTGGAAATTACCACTGGCGTTCTGCGTAACAAACTGAACGTAGTGCTTACCGAAGTAGAACGCTAAGTTCATGTACCATTGACGCTCGGTCTGAACTCGGTCGTTCTTAGCCTTAGTGTACTCATTCATTAACCAGGCTGCGATAGCCCGGTCCTGCTGAGCACCAATCATAGATGCTAAGAGCGTCTGATTAGCGTTATCCTGTGCTTGTCGCTGGTCAAGGCTCATTAACGCTCAGCCTCACTCTCATACACTACAGGGAAGCCAAACGCCTCAATATCTTCCTGCGTAAGTTCATCCCCTACACCACCGGCAAACCTAGCGTACTCAGCATTATCGTCCATAGGGACGTACTGCTCAGTTACACCGTTAGAGGCTAATGATGGGATCGTCGCGCTTTGCAGACTTAGTAACGTGTACGGGTCCTGCGTCCGTAACTGATTCAGTAGGCTCTGCGACGTCTGCTCCTGTCTCGTTAGCATCGAGACTAAGAGCGAGTTGTGGCTCCGACTCTGCCGGTACATCAGCACCGATAACAGTGTCACCAATAACAGTAACGCCACGATCACTAAGACGAGCAGCAGTAACTCCATCTAAAGCCCTTCCTAACGATGCGATTTCGGCATCCTTTGCAACAACATCTGCTTCTAACATAAGGATGCGATTACGCATCGTGTGGTACGGTGCTTCTGGGAAAACCGTAGTCATCTCAAAAGCGCAGTCACAGCAAAAGTAAATTACGCCGTGAAACGAAACATCAATCTTAGTGTCAACAAAACCCTCGTACTGTTCAGTCTTGCCGCAACCAGCGCAACATGCAGGTAATTGCATTTCGCCAGAAGAAACTCGCTGATACTTGCCCGAGGGATCAGCCATAGATTCCATCAGTATTCTCCACCTAAAAACTCATCGTATGCCCAAGAGTTGTCTAATTTGGCATACTCACTGTTAGGCTGACCCACTACTCTGAACGGGTCTGCTTGTACCTCTAGTCCCTCTGGCTGAGGGTATCCTAGCATTTCCTGGAACTCATCTGCAACGTAATCCTTACGTGCTTGGAATTCCGACGTAAGTTCAGGACGAGACATAATGGCATACCGTAAAGAATCCATTGCGTGATCGTCCTTCTTATGAGGCTGGTCGAAAGCGTTAGACTGTGACTGCATCTTCTTAGATGAGTACGTCTTCCACTTATAACGCTGAGCCTCACGAATTAAGTTAGTACAGTTTTGCGTTACGTGCCACATGGCCTTCCCGTCCTTACGGGGCTCCATGTACTTAGCAGTACGGATAAGGCCGGCGGCTACATCGTTATTTGCAAACATAAACGGCAAGCCATACTTCACGTATTCTTCGTGGATCGACGTACCGGTAATCGGGTCTGTATTTCTAATTGATGGATCGGCAATAAGAATGTCTGGCCCGCGCCCGAGTTGCTTGTTGACCTTATGAATGTGCTCGGCGTGCTTGTCAATCGTCCATCCTGTTTGGTAGTGCTCCTTAAATGTAAGGAGTCTACCGTCGGGGTCGATCGAATGCCATAGGGCGCAAGTCGGGTTGTTAAATCCGTGGTCGAGGCTGAGAATCCAAACATGGTCTTTAGGCGGGTCGTGATACTCCTTGAGGACATGTAAACCTCCGGGGGTAGGGTCAAAGTTCTTGTAAATTAATCCACCAAGTTGGATGAACTTACCGTGAACCCTAGAGTTCTTCTCTTCCTCACTAAGCCCGTCAATAAACAGCCCTACCTCTACAGAAGAAAGGTAGGGGTTCTCTGTCATATCTACTTCAATAACTTCGATGCCGTTTTCGCCACGCATACCGGGCTCGTAAACTTCATCGTAAATCCATGTCATACCATCTACAGGGGTCATGGTAAACCAGTGGCTACCACCTGTATCAAGCAGGCGTGCCTTATTTTCTACGTAAATAGCCTCGGGAGGCTCCTCGTCAAAGTGAATGAAGTGACGACTAGTACCAGCGAACTTATCGAGGTCCTGGTCGTACGACATAAACTCTACAAAGGAGTCGTTCGCTAGTGTGAGTGTCCTGAGTTGCTTATCATATGAATCTTCCCATGAGCCATTAATAAGGTCACTTGGTGCGATCCATCGGGCAAATTCTGGCAAGATAATCTTCTCAAGACCGTTGGTAAAGTCAACCGTGGCGATACGCCCACGAATCGGACCTTCAGGCACCTTACGGTAAGGATGACGCCCTGTGAGCCACCAAATATCTTCGACGATTCCGCCCGTAGTCTTGCCCGATCGGTTACCACCAATGTAGAGGCGGATTCTTGCATCACTACTATGGAACTGGACTTGCTTTGCATGAGGACTGTACCCCCAAATGTTAGGGCGACTAGACCCGGCCTTTAACTTCTCACCAAGTAATCTAAATACTGCTTGAGGAGAGTCAAGTTCTGTTTGCTTCTTCTTAGCAACCATTGACTAGGCCGCCGTCTCATAAGAGCCGTTAATAAACATAATGTCTCCTACAGCCCAAGTGTGCGGGGCTGTAGAGGTAATAAGAGCATAAGCAGTAGTGGCAAGAGAGACACGAAACAGAGATACCCAGGGGTTAGTCACGTCAGCAATAGATACTGCTAAATAGTTTGCTGATCCTAAATCAAGAATTCGTGCATTGTGCGTTCCGTAGTTAGGGTTATGTCCTGCTTCTGGTAGGCCGATTACAGGTGTATCAATAACAGAAGGCATAGTAAGGATCTCTACTGATGCCCAGTAATCTATAGTAGTTCCACGCTTAGTAAATCGTCCACTTCTAGTGTAGGTTCCACCAGTCCAACCTGTAAACGTTGGAACGTAATCTTGCCACGGAGCAGCATAAAGATCGTCAAACCTCTCTTTTGCCAAGGGGTAGGAGACCGCTTGGTTTGGAGAGAACCCTAGAGAGTGGTGGTGAGCGTCTGGTGAGTTGTCTAGGTCGTCGTACAGGTGGTCGTGAATTGACTTGTTAATGTCAGGCCTATTATTGAAGCCTTCTAAGCGGTCAAAGCCTTCGGACATTATAGGTCACTCACTCCTTCCCCTACAGGGCTAGACGAGGTAGCCGAACTAATCGTAGTTCCTGCGATAACCTTAGGCTTAGTGGTAGTTAAGCCAATGGGGGCTAACGCACCAGGTTCCGATAACTTAAGGAACTCTTGGGCAATAGCCTCTTGAACCGCTGCGTCAGTAACGAAACGTTGAATAATCTCAAGAGTCCTAATCAGAATCATTGTAACGTCAAGTCCATTAGCAGAGTCGCGTGCTTGGACGTACCTACCAGTTAACTCATTAAAATACTTAATGGCACCAATGTCGCCAGAGCGCACTCGGTCAATAAGAGCAAGGTGTGCTTCGTGCTGGTTGTCACCTAAGGCGTTCTCAGACCTAGCCCGAATGTAGTTCTGGAAACCTGGGTCTTTAAGGTGGGCTTGGTACTTAGCCGTACTGATGCCCATATCCTGTAACTTCTTCTTAGCGGATCGGCTGTCAGTAATGTCCATAAGTACGTTGGCAATAGTAAGTTGCTCTTCGGTAAGCATGTAGTTCTGCCACTCGGCCTTAGTGCCTTGGCCCACTACAGGCAGCCCTCGTAGACTAATGCCGCGGTCTAAGCAGTCCTTACGAAATTCTGCGCTCTTAAATGACTCAGTATAAAGGTCGGTAGGAATGCCTAACTCTACAGCCCGGTCAGCAGTAGGGATAAGCCCGTACTCAAACCAGTACTGCTCTAGAAAGTTAAGGAACTCTTCTTGCTGGTCGCTAAGAGCCATAACGTGACCTCCACTCGGCGTAAGCAAGCATGAAGTCAGTAATTACACTGGACTTGTAACCGCTGTCGGTAAGGGCATCTAAGAAGGACTCTGGGGGTAAACTTGGGTGAGGTCCGTTAAGGAATCGGTACATAGTGGGTAAATGTACACAGAGAGCGACGCAGATTTGTGTAAGGCTGGTACTGTGGGAAGCATTGATCCACTCCTGTAGTGGGTGTAAGTGAGCCTCGGCACGTAAACCTGGAGAAAATTGGTGGCTGTCATCTAAGATGCCGTAGTTAGATTGTCGTCGTGATACTTGGTAGGCGTGATAGTCCTCAACGAATGCTTCCCAAGGTAAGCCTTCGGCAATAAAGGGCTTCAGTTTAAGTGATGGTTCGGGAATACAGGCTTGCTCAAATCGTAAGAGAGCCATGCGCGTAATCCCAACGATGTTAGCAAACTGCGCTTGAGTGTAGTCACCACGTAACGCGCGTACGGGAGACTCCTCAATAGGCAGCGTAGCCTTAGTGGGGGGCATGAGTCTAAGTGTAGGTGAAAGAGGCGTAAAGCGCAAGTCAATGCTTACGGAAGTAGGTATACTAGTGGTATACTAGTGCTAAAAAATAATATTGGGCACGGGTCCCCCGCTACGCTCTGTACTTTACGTGAACTTACGTACACGACATGCAGTAGCGACGTGGGGCCTACCGACACCACACATACTTACGCTAAGGTACGAAGGCACACCCCTATAGACAGACACACCTTACCTACCAGCAGTACGATAGTAAGCAGCACCCAGTATATCAATCGTACTCGCCTGGAAAGTGGGCTAAGTATTAACGCGAATATTAAGTTAACGCCGGCAGTTCTTCTAAGTACGTAAGCAATGCTCGCTCTCCTACTATGCTCAGTCCTACTTTGGTATTAGGGGGCGTGGCCGCAGGTCTTGATAAGCGACGATAGTGCGTGTCGCTTATCAATCCATGCCCGCCACTCACAATCTCTCTCTCAGTCTTTTCTGCCTCTCAATATAGTCGCTACGTAGTAAGAGGTCGGCGCTAGGGCGCCTCAACCTATCCTTTCGGTGGATATTCCTTAACGCTTCCTCGTTCCTCGGAAGCAGGAATAACACACCGAAAGGACAAGTTGCCCTCTCACTACTCCACTACTTAAGCATTCGGCGAAAGACCAAGATCAAGAGCAAAGACTCTTGACTGCTTTCGACTATCGCTTAGGAGTTCATCATGCGCACCATCACAAGCACGGAGCACGACGCCAACCAAATCGCTGCGGAGTTCGTCATCCAGGCTGACTACGTAGAGTGCAACGACCCGCGCTTCGAGACGTACTTGACGCGAGAGAACAACGAGGACGCTTACGTCTCGCTTACCTCCGTTGTGTCTCGGGCGGACAACGAGCACAACGTCAAGGACGACGGTTCGTCCACTATCACGCTTGAGCAGTACCTCGGTAACGTCGTGGCTCTTACGTTGGGCGACGAGCCTGTCCACACCGTAAGTGTCGAGGGAACGTTCATGCAGGTCATCGACTACAACCTGCTCTACAGCATGGGCGACCGTGCGCTTAACGTCTACACGGACAGCGAAGGTTACCTCCGAGTCGGTAGTGTCCGGCTTCGTTACCTCTCGACCGGAACTCCGGTGGCTGAGTGCGTTAAGTGCAAGGCATCGCTTATCTACAAGGGTGCCGACAGGTCGGACATGAACGCTTTCATCCTGGGCGTAGTTA